TATCCATATTCCGATAAACCTGACGCTATTCCTATCATATTTGCTTCAGCTATACCTATTTGGAAAAATCTATCTGGGTGTGATTGTCCAAAACTGGCTATCTTAGTAGCTTTACCCAAATCCGCGTCTAATGCAACAATATCTTTATATTTATCACCCATTATTGGTAAGTGTTGTCCAAATGCATCTCTTGTAGCTTTCATATTAAACTCCTAATTCCTTCATCGCAATCTCATATTCTTCATCAGTAGGAACTTTACAATGCCAATCGGGATGCTCCATAAAAGAAACTCCTTTACCTTTAACAGTATCTAAAATAATACATTGTGGCATATGATGTTTAACATTACCTAACTCTCTCATTTCATATCTAATAGCATCCATATCATGACCATCTACAACTGTGCAACTCCATCCGAATGAAGATATTCTCTCTTGTAAATTATCATACATAATACTGACATCTTTTGAATATCCATCATTTTGTCCCCCATTACAATCAATAATACAAACTAAATTTGATAATCTTGTTTTAGGATAATATATCAAAGATTCCCAAATTTGTCCTTCCTGTAACTCACCATCGCCCAATACACAAAATACAGTTCCTTCTTCACCTCTTAAATTTTTACCAAGTGAATGTCCAATAGCAATACTCAACCCCTGTCCTAATGAACCAGTAGTAGCATCTAACAAAGGTAATCTTAATTTATCAGGATGTCCTTGTAGTGGTGAATCTATCTCTCTAAATAAATCTAATTCTTCATCAGTTATTTTACCCAATTCATGTAACACCGCATATATAATAGGAACTGCATGCCCTTTAGATAAAATCAATTTATCTTTACCACCAATATCATAATCTTCATACAAAACACTTGTTAATTCTGCCATTGAAAAAGCACCACCAATATGTCCTGATTGTTTATCACGTACCATATCTATAACCTTTTTTCTTAATACATTAGGATTTATTTTCATTATGTACTTTCTCCTTTAATAACCCAACTGAAATATGAGTTATTTTTGATAATATATCTTCAAAGTGAAAATTATTATTGTTACCACCAGTCTGTCCAGGAAATTCAGAAGTTCCTTCAAGTGATATAGTTAAATCTGCAAACTCATTACAATTATTTATAGGATTTCTTGTAACCAATATAGTTTTCATTTCTTTTTCTTTAGCCACTCTAAATGCCTCCAAAACATTCTTTGAATTACCAGAACCTGACATTCCAAAAACAACATCATCTTTGACACCTTGATATTTTAATTGTTCGCTGAATATAAATCTAAATCCTAAGTCATTACTAACACCAGTAATAGTTGCTTGATCACTACATAAACTAACACATTTAAAATTATTTCGTGGAATTGTTTGGGCACCTTTATCTTCTGATACGAATGGATGCATATTCATATCTACTACCAAGTTCTGTACTGAAGCCACATTACCACCATTACCACATGCAAATACTGTTTTTTCATTATCATATGCCTCAAATATCATATCAACAAACTCTATAATTTTACTTGTAGGTATACTGTGAAACTCAATTGATGACTCTTTTTTATATAAATCAATTAGTTTTCTCTTATCCATGATTAGTTTCCTTATTCATATATTTTGCTAATAAATATTTTCCATACAAAAATAGAAAATTACCATACTTACCTTCTTTAAAATTATCATAAAGTGTACATATACTAAAATATTGTAATATACCCAATAATTTAACATTACTCCAAATGTAATTATTATCATTACAAAATTCTTCAAATACTTCCATAAAATATATAAGATTACTTTTTGAATAAAACTTTACTCTTGCACCGTTACCATATGCATAAGTTACATCATAATCAAACATATCTTCTAATATACTTTGTCCATTAATCATTAATGCATGATATAATTTTCCCAAATCATAATAAATATCACCAACTTCTATACTATTTCCAAATTGTTGTCTCCAATCTATCAATACAAATTTATTATTTTCTCTATTGTATAAAATGTTCTCTGGTTGTAAATCTCCATGAAAATAAGAAGGTATTGCATTTTGATAAAATTCTGTCCAATTAATTTTATCTAACATAACTTCTATAGGTTCTACCTCAACCCCATTAATATTAGTAACCCTATCTAAACTTGTCCCAGATAATGACTTTACTCTTTCCTTAGTTTTTATTTCATACATTTGAATACAATCATCTATAAAAGTATCAGTAACTTCTTGTTCTATAAATAAATTTTCTTGACAATTATCTAAAAAATTTCTCATAAGAGATTCATCTGTAATATTTGATAACATTTCTCCTCTAATATAATCATAACAATACATATTATCATTTATAACAGTTACTTTCGGACAATTATCATTTAAATATTTAATTCTTTCTATCCGTTGTAATGCTTTTTCTGAATCATTAAAATATTTAATCACTTTATTCTTGTGTATAAAAATGGCCTCATCACTCTTATTAGCTACAACATCATTACAAAAAACCTTTTTGGTGGCATTGTAAGATTTATTATTTCCAGTATCATGCCAAGTAAAATCAATCAACCTAATATTTTCCAAACCATCAAATCCATGTATAACTTGATACTCATCTTTTACTATTTGTCTATCTTCTAATGCATTCCAAAAATCCACATAATCGTGTATTCCTGCCATACCTACATAAGCTCTATTTCCTGTTCCATAATACAAATTTTCTAAATATTTACTTCCATGTACTAAACAATAATTCATTGAATCTTCTAAATCAACTTTTGAAACTCCTAACCAATTTTCACTAATATAATTAAAAGCCATATCTTCTTCAACTATAGTATCTACTGATGTAAACATAAAAGGTACTTGTAATTCATCTTTACAACATAATAAACTATAACCTGGACCTGAACCTTTTTTATCATAATTATCAACATCTACATATGTTATTTTTCTATCAGTATATACACTATCAAGATAAGTTTTTATTTGTTCTGATTTATAACCAACTGCAATTACTATCTCAACCTGATTATCCAACTTATCAATAATATAAGATATAACAGGTTTATTTTCTAATGGAAGTAAGGCTTTATGTAATCCATCAATATCATTATTTCTTGTTCCCCTACCTGCTGCTAAAATACAAAATTTAAAATTGTAACTCAGTTCAAATTCACACTCTGAACAATGGTAAACATCAATATAATTAGTACCAAAGTCATGATAAACTTTTACAGTAGATTGACAATTAGTACAATATGCAGTTTTCATTTAATTCCTATCATGTTCTGTTTCTATTTTACCACTACCTCTATCCGAATCATCTTCAAATCTAATACAATCATTTAGATGGGCAGTTGAACATTCAAGTGCAGTATAATCTGTTATGGCTATAACTCTATGTTTAGTTTTTAATGGAACACACCAACCTTGACCAGCCTTATAAATTCTTGATTCCATAGTACCATCATCTTTTTGTAAAAGAACTTCTGCTTCACCTTCAATTACATAATTGGTTTCTACTTTCTTTTCATGCCATTGTAAACTACTACAATAACCTCTATTCATATGAATCAGTTTGTAAGCATAATGTTCATTCAACTCTAACCATAGTTCATAACCCCAAGGCTTCTCTACCCTGTATGAACTAATGTCTAATCGATGAGATTTATTCTCATCAATCTTATCTTTATATTCTTCCAATGCTTCTCTTACCCAATCGTCTTTTATATGTTCATATTTTGACATCTTTAACTCCATCATCTCTATTTAAATTTATAACACTAGCTGCAACTCTACCGTCTGGTTTCTTATCATTAATTAATACCCTATCACCACCACCAATACCCATAACAAGTTGATCATAAATTATTCCAGCTTTTCTCAACTGTTCTTCAGTTGATTTTCTCATACCTTCTTTTCTACCAGTAGTAAGAATTATATTATAACCTTTACCATCCCACTCCCACAACTTTTCTTTAGTACCTGGAAGCACTTTCATATTTTGTTCTAAATCATATCTAGTTATATCATTATCTCCGCTATTTGGATGTTCAGTTAATGTGCCATCCAGATCACAAAAAATTGTTTTAGGTCTACTCATCTTTCAAACTCTTTTGATATTTCCATTAATCTAACTCATACATTTTTACGTTTCTTTCAGGTTTATAGCTGTAAGTGTCTGACAAATAAGAACTATATTTCTTGATAGTAGGTCTTATAAAAAAGAACAAAACATCTCTTGGCTCTGTTCCAGGTTTTGGACAACTTGCCCTATGTATAATATTTGGTGTATGGATAGCATAACTTCCAGGCTTTCCAATTACATCAACAACTTGACCACCATCATCTAACTTTTTTCCTACTACTTCTGGTGGTACCCTTGAAGCCGCATACTCTTGTGGTTTAGAAGCATCCATATGTGGCGCTATTCTATATGATGGTAAAACTGGTATATTTCCATTTTTATCTTCAATATATTTTAAACATCCATTATTATATGTAACTTCATTAAGGTGAATAAATAATTTAACGAATTCTGAGGGACAATCATCATAATGCCATTTCCACGATGATTGCACTGCTTTTGGATCCGATTCATCTACTTTTTCAAATGGCCATGAATGCCAAGAAATAGGATTAGGAACATTTCTATAAGGATGAAGAAATTCTATCTTTGCACTACACCCAAATATATCCCTTTCAACTACTGGCATAAAATATTCAGTTAAAGTATAAAGTTCTTTTATATCTCTCCAATCATTAACTCTAATAGCATGCCCCGTGTCATCTATAAAACATCCTTCTCTCAGTTTTATCTTATCATCTATCTTTTTTCTAATATTTTCTATTAGATCATAATAATTTTCATCTATATAATCATCAAACAAATTATTATCTACTGTTAGATCATAAACATTCTTATAATAATCGTTACCCATTACTGGATTTACTTTTCTACAATATTCGTAATGTTCTTTATACGTTTTCATTTTAACTTACAAACTAACCTTCATTTTTAATTATAAGTATTGTTCCACCAATCTTTTAATTTCTGTATTTTAAATTTTTCATATAAAATTTCTCCAACCTCAAATTGCCAAGGATAATCAATATCAAAAACCTCTAATTCATCCATTTCAAATAACTCTGGATTTCCTTTAGTGAATGGTGCATCACCCATCCAAATTTCATTTTTAATAGTATCCATCCTTGATGCATAAAGACAATGAGCTGCTTCATAAGTGGTCTCCACCACCTTAGTATTCATAATGGTAGTTCCCTCAGGCCAATTTGTAATCATATCACCTTCTTCATTCCAATAATATTGTTTCTTTCCTATAACTCCAAACAACCCATCTGAATTTGAATTTATATACTTCTCAACAAACCCATCAATAGTTTCCGTCTTTAATAATGGTGTACACGCACTAATCAAAACAACATATTTGTAGGGCAGTTTATCATGCCACTCATATATATTTGTCAATGAATTTTCACCATTGGCCGATTTCTCTGACCTATGGTATATATTCACTTCATACTTTTTACATAAATCTACCAATTCTTTCTCATACACTGAACAATAAAAATTATCCTTTGGAATTATTTTAGAATCCAATACTTTTTGTATCCCCAAATCCATCAACGTAGTATCTGCAAATGGATTTATCATTTTACGAGGAACTCTTGTTGAATTTAACCTAGCTTGAATTATAAAACATATATCCTTTAAAGATTTATTTACCACGTTATTCATATTGCTTTTCAAAAACAAAATATTCATACATTGAATATCCGTCATCATCCAAATAATGATAAATCGTTCTATAGTTGAATCTTTCAAAGGACTCCCTGACTTCTTCTGTTGTAAGTTTAAGCCCAAGTATATAATCTTTAACGTTATTAAAATATGTTGCTTCATGACATTCATTCTTATCTCCGTGCCGTGTTTGAATAGCAATTTTTTTCGGATTAAGACTGAGCCATTTCTCAACCATCTGCCGCCAATATTGATAAGATGGGAAATGCTGTATGACAGCTATAGAAAATATCAAGTCAACTTTTTGTTGTATATATAAATCGTCAAGATTGACCAAATGATATTGCGCAATTAATTCTTTGCCATGTGATTGTAGAAAATTTTTGCATTCTTGAAGACTGTTCTTTGAAAGGTCAACAACAATTAATCCACACTTATCCACTAAAGATAGCGCGCCAACGCCACCACCACAGCCCCAATCAAGAGCTATTTTAATATCATCAAAATTAATATTATTCAAAAGATGTTTTTTTACTTCATTGTTTTGTTTTTTGATCTTTTCAGCATAGTCGCTGCCCACAAAATGCTTAAACTTATCTGGAACAGCCTTGTCCCAAAACTCACTTAATTTCTTTTCGTCTATGCTAATCTTTCGCTGTATTTCTTCAGTTAATGGAAAATGTTCTTTACTCCAAATAGAACTAAAATTGTATTCTGAATTTTCTCCCAAATTGTAAAGTCTAGTATCATAATTTAATTCATTCAAAATATAATTCCATAATTCTTCATATTGTCCATAATAAACTGAATATGCATTTGACTCGTTAACTAAATGTGGTAAATTTTCTTTACCTTCTTCAAAAGAATGATTTAAATCTCCAGTAAATTTTTTAGACACCGCTGATAAACTAGTTCCTCCATCCATTCCAATAAAATAAATTTCTTTAGGTTTCATCTCTAATGCAAACATTAACAATCTAGGAACACCGCCTAATTTACCATATATTCTAGTATTAAAACAACTAATTTTAGGATAATTTTCATATAATAATCTTAAATATGTTTTTTCTTTCTCCCATCTAGAATGTAATTCAAACATCAATATAGGATTAAACTCATTTACATAATTCAAAAAGTCATCACTTTGATAATCCACCTCACCACCAATAACTGCAATATCTACTTTCCTGTTCTTCAAATTGGAATTTAAATAAAAATGATTTAAAGAAAATATATAATCATATTCTAAATTATGCCACTTAACTTCATTTGTAGAAGGTCCAGCTCCAACAATTAATATTTTACTATCTTTAAATTTATCAAATTCATCCAAATAATTATATACTATATCAGAACTTTTCTTTAAATTATTTGTAAATGGAAATAACTTTTTTAATTCTCCGGTAGCCCATCTACTAAAATCAGATTTATCTGCTAGACTAAAAAGACTCATCTATCCCCTCAAATGTTTTCTCATTAATTTTTCTGATTCTGTTACACCTATTACACCATCTCCACGAGCCTGTTCCAATTCTCTAATCCCACTCATTAATTTAAATAACCCCTGTGGCTCTACTGATGACAATTGATCAGAACCCCACATTGACCTATCTAGTGTAACGTGTCTCTCTATAACACTTGCTCCAAGATAAGTAGCCGCTACTGAAGTAGATAATCTAAATTCATGTCCACTATATCCCACTTCACAATTATATCTTTCTTTAAGTGTTTTAATTGTACTTAAATTCAATTCATCTATTGGTGCAGGATATGTCGAATTACAATGTAATAAAACAAAATTTCCAGCTCTTTCATAATACGGTTCTACCACAATCTTTGATTTTAACAAAACTACAGCATGATCTATCTCATCTCTAGTACTCATACCAGTACTTAGAATTACTTTCTTATCAGTATCTCTCGCCGCTATCAATAATTCATCATTGGTCAACATTGCTGATGGTATTTTAATATATGGAATATCATACTGTAATAAAAATTCTAAACTATCTAAATCCCATGGCGAAGCAGACCAATCAATTTTCCTTTCTTTACAATATTGATCTATTTCATCGTATTCTTCTTTTCCAAACTCTACCTTATATTTGTAGTCCAAATAAGTCATTTTACCCCACGGAGTTTCTCTTATTTTAGATTTCTCATCTTCAGGAACACAAACATCGGGATTTCTCTTTTGGAATTTTACTGAATCACACCCAGCCGCCGAAGCAATATCTATCAATCTTTTAGCAATATCCATATCACCATTATGATTAATACCTATTTCTGCTATAACATATGTTTTCATTTCATCAATCCCTCATATAATTCATTTTGTTTTATTTGTTTGTCAATTGTCTTTGGATGATATAACGACAATTCTTCGTGTGGTGGTAAGTGAGAATAAGTCTTACAACCAGTTATTTTTTCATGTACTTTACCTTCCCAATATATATCTTCACTATTTCTAAATACTCTTGCTTGATAATCTGGATAATTCACCCAACATTTTTCTGATACTCTCCAACCCCATTTTTGTATCCACTCATCTGTAAGTCCTTCAACTGTATTTACTCTTGGTATCCATATTAAATCTACATCATTTACGTCTAATATAAGATGTAGTTGTTCCATTAATGTTTCATGTGGAATTTCATCTGCATCTAAATGAAAAATATAATCACCACTACTCATTTTCTTAGTGTGATTTTTTAAGTCTGAAAAATTGCCCTCAAACTCAAATGGATGCCAATTAAATTCTCCATTTACCGAATGACTTCTAAGATATTCCTCTACACCTTTAGAACCATTTTTAGAATCATAAGTTATTACTATTTCATCTTGTAACTCTTTGTGTTTTAATAAAAATGTAACTAATTTTTGTAACTCTGTTTCTTCGTCACAAACGGTTATGGAATAACTAATTTTCATATTCAAATCGATCTTTCAATGCTTCCTTTAAAGTATTTGATAATTTTATCGGCTCTAAATAAACTGGAGATTTTATAGCTTTCAGATAATCATAAGTTCTATATAGATTATTAGCTCTATTTAATGGTTTTAAATCTCTCCATAGCTTTCTTAATTGTGCTTTGCCCATATTTCCTTTAGTTTCTAATTTTAATCCATAAATCTTATTTTTAGCATCTACTAACTCAATTTCACCAATCTCCATTAAAAATTTTTCTACAACTCCTCTGGGAACCAATGGCCTATTACTTTCTTCTATTTTTAATCCAATCAAAAATCGTTTAGCACCTGATTTAATTGGCACTTTTAAATCTTTAGCCAATACTAAAACGGAATGTGTTAAAGTTTTACCACTTCGTTCACTCGTATATCTAAATGAAATTATATCTCCAGACTTTACTTTAGGCCAGTGCGTAATTACTTTCATTTCCCTTTCCTTCTATTATTACTTCTATATATCGTAGTGCTTCATAAAATAATACATAATTAAATTCTCTAGAATTATCCATATCTAATTCAAAATCATATCCTTTTCTCTCAGATTTAATATATTTAGCTCCTACCCAACAATAAGTATCTTCAAAAGTTTCTGGATCTTCTTTCGGATACACTACACCTTTTTCTGGAACATTTACTACTGATGGATACCAATAAATTAACCTTTTGATATCATATTGTTTTAAATCTATAACTACCTGTGGTGTATTTTTTAAATGTTTTTCCATAAATTCTGAATCTTCTTCCATCCTACCATCAGACATATAACCACATCTAAAACACATATATGATATTAAATCTCCGTAAGATTCCTCAATACACATTTTTTCAGCATTACATACTGGACAAATTATTCTCTTTTCCACATTACACCTTTTTAAGCTTTGGAAGTTTTATTTTAGTAGGTTCTGGTTGAGAATCTCCAACCTTTTTAAGTTTAGGTAAATTCAACTGTACTTCTTTTGGAAATTCAGGAACATATTTATCAATAATCATTCCTAATTTTTCTGTCATTTTCTGTCGAGTAAAATTTCTAGCATAAATTTTCTGTCTTTGAGACTTTTTACTATATTTTTTATATTGTTTAAAACAATTAATCAATTCTCTTTTAACCATTGGATAGTCACAGGTAAACCATTTAGCTCCTTCTTGATATATATTCTCTGGAAATGCATCTTTTGGAACTTCTGTTAATCTTCCTTTCATAAGAGTAACGGCGTCCTTTTTAAGAAAATCTAAATGTCCACTCCAATTACTAACCAACATAGGCTTTCCAGTAGTTGAAAATTCTAAAATAGGCCTTCCAAAACCTTCTCCGTGAGTAAACATAGTCATAGCTTTTACTTTAGGATGATGATATAATGCATTCATCTGGTCATCTGTCAAATCTCCGTGTAATAAATACACTGGTGGTAACTTCTGTCCTGGAAATTGTTTTTTAATTTGATCAATTTTACCTAATATCTCGTATCTGTCAATAACTGACGGAGTAGCGCCAGTAGTTTTCAAAATCAACGCTGGTTTATTTGGCTTTCTACCAAAAGCTTCATAAAATATTTTAATTAATGCACCAACGTCTTTTCTATCATTACCTAAACCACCCTGTAACCAATGACCTGTAAAAAAATAACAGAAATTTTCCTTAATTTTTGATAATTCTTTGTTTATCAAATCATCTGACGTAACTTTTCCATAAATATTTTCATTATACCCTTCAAATAATACTTCTATGGGTTTTTCTAAAAGTAATTCTCCAATTTTTTCTTTAGTTTCTTCGTTAGTTTTATCAAATTTAGTCTTAACAATCCATTCTTTAGTAAATTCAGATGGAACTATATTTAAATCCATCCTATTTAATCCTTCTATCCATTCAGGTCTTATTGCAGTAAATTCAGCTCCTGCAGTTATACCTATATTATATTTTCCCCACGTCTGAAATTCATTTGGAACTACAATATGAATATGAAGTTCTGGTTGCTTTTCTAAATGAGGTTCTGGTAAATACCTTTCCAGTATTTTTCTATCTTCTGGATTATTTTCATCCAAAGCATTTTGTGGTGTTGAACCCCATCTAACTGGCATTATCTTTACATCATATAAATCTAAATCTATAAGTGAATGTACTATATCTCTGGAATGTGCCCCATACCCACTTCTTGTATGTACTGGTGCTGTAACTAAACATACTGGTTTACTCATTTACGCCTCATATAACTCAAATTGCTTTCTTGGTGTCCACTTTTCAAAACCTCTATCCATATCTTCTATGAATCTCTCGCTCATCCTCTTAGCTGAAAGACAAGTATCTTCTCTCAACATCCACTCTCTACCTTCCAAACCAAACTTATCTCTATCTTCTTTTGGTGTCTGATACCATTCATATAATTTTTCAGACACATCTTCAAAACTTGGTCTATCATCAAAAATATATGGTGTAGGAACTGAACCTTGTAGTGATCGATTAGTAGGCCATATTGGTTTTGTCCAACTTCCGTAAGTAAGTCGTGAATTATCTTTCCACTTCTTTGCATCGTGTAAAGAATGTATCTCTGAATAATCTTCTGCTGTCAATAATTTACCATCAAGTCTAAATCCACATTGGTCTTGCATTCCACCAGTAACATTTACAATCATTGGAGTACCTGCCATTACTGATTCTGCTGTACTTAATCCAAATCCTTCATTTGAAGAAATAAGTAATGTAACATCTGCAAAATTATATAAATAATTTAAACATTCGGGTGTTAGTTTTTCCGTTGAAAATTTAACATTTTTTCCTTCAGCTACTGCATCAGATACCGCCATCAAGTCAGTTCCATTTTCATCAATTGGATTTGTGTGCATCAACAATAAACATTTATTTCTTTTTTCTTCTGGAAGCATATCTACAAATGTACTAAATGATAATATAATATCACCTGGTAATTTCCTACGAATATTTCTAGCGTTATAAAATACTACAAATTCATAATCTTCAACTGGGTGTTTACTTTCTTTCATAAACTTTTGATAACCTTTGTCATCTCTAGGTAGAGGTTTAAAAACATCTTGATTTATTCCATGTGGAACATAAGTATTGTTCCATTCATTTACTGGTAAATTTTGTCTAACATTTTTTACAATATTAACCGTCTGTTTAGAAATGTTCATAAGTAGATCACAACTCTCATAATACGGTTCATTCCACATAGGATAGGGTAAATCATCCCATATATTATAATAAAAAATCGGTATCTTAGACCGAATTTCATGTTCCATTTGATATAACCATTGCCAAAATCTTGGGTCGGTATAGTGTAGAATTGCGTCAGGCTTTTCTTTTCGCATTACCGCTCTCAACAACTCTTGATCTCCATACCCGTCACATGGATAAATCATCAAATATGGATTTTCAACTTCTGGACTTACCTTTCTTATATCATCCCGCATATCAAACACTTTACCTGTTTCTGGATGTTTAATAGCTCCGCCTATCTGCACCCAATCATAATGACCAACAGTACCTAAAACAAATTCTTTCGAAACACAACCTACTCCTGATGACATTCGCAAATCATCCGATAAAAGTAAAATCTTCTTTTTCTTCATATCATACTTCCAGAATGTTCCAATTCTTGATAATTATCTATTTTCTTTTTAAACTCTCCATCCGTAGTATATAAATCCAACGACCTATTTACCAATTTTTGAAGAGTAAACTCATCCTCTAAGCAATACCTTTTAAATCTCTTATGAAGGCTTGTTAGAATCTTTACTGATGTTAATTTTAGTTCATCCATAACCTATCCCATATATACATATATAAATATATACTTAATTTATAATAATAACCTTTTTGTTAAATTTTTCTGCATGATTAAGTGTATTGCGAGTTCCATTTGATTTCTCTCCCTCTGGAATAAAACCTACAACTATATCACTATAATCTGCTATCTCTTTATTTCTCTCAAAATAATGCCATACTGCATATTGTTTCCCATAATTAAATGCTTCCCCAATACAAAATTGGTTATGTGGAAAATGTGCTGGTGGAAATTCAACATATCTTAAATCCAACTCCATTGATACCTGTTTAGCAAATTTATCTGCTCCATATTTACATCCACCACTAACAATTTCCAATTTATCACCAAATTGTTCTTTACATTGAAAAATAAATTCTTTTATTTTTAATTTATTCTCGTACTTACGACTACCTACTATCGCTACTTTCATTATAATTATAGTCTGTCCTTTTTTGTATTTTTCTAGGTTTTGGTCCAAGTGTAAAACTTAAAATTTCATCAAAGTGTTTGATAGCTTTCACAATTTTAGAACTATCAACATAAGAATATGCAAATCTAAAATATGAACTTTTATTCTTATATTTATATGGAATTACATCAAACCATATAAAATCATTATATGAATTTTCGAACGATGTTTTAATAATCGATCGAAAATGTTGTCTAGATTCCCAATTTTTAATAAATTCTTTTAATCTACCCATATCTATTTTATCATTTTTATCATACCATAGGTATAGAGTTATAGGAGCCATATTTTTATCATATATTTTTTCTAATTCTTCTATATTGGTATTTAAGTTTTCTATAAAATCCGGTAAATAAAATCTTAAACGTACTCTCATTATATTCATTATTTTACTCCCATATCACAATACTCAGTCTGATTAAATTCACACCACCTACAAGTTTTCTTACTTGCATTTTTTAAATAATCCTTATGTTTATGCTCGCCACCATCAAATCCATCATTTAAAAAATCACTCAAATTTTTTACAACTTTATTAATAGATGGAGTCCCATTTGCTGGTACAAAAGATTGTACTCTTTTTTGGGGCCAATCTACATTTTCATACAATTTTCTTTTAACAATAAAATATTCTACATCAATTTTATCCATTGGTGTATCAAATTGTTTAGAATAAAACTGTTTGTATAATAATAACTGGTCTGTTTTATTCTTATCTGTTTTCATCCACTTGTTCCAACCCATCGTGGAAGTCTTGATATCTATTATTTTTATTTTTTGAGTTATTTTATTCTCAAGTATTAAATCAACAAACCCTCTAAAACCAATTAAATCTGTGAGAGGGTAATCTAATTCTGTCTCTATACCTTTTAAAACCCATCCTTTTTTAGAAAAATAATCACCTCTACGTTTTTTAAGAAAATCTAAAATTGCACAACCATCTTTCCAAAACTCTGTTAATTCTTCAGGAGTAGTGAAATGTTCTGCTCCATCTACTTCCATAATTTCAGCATATAACTTTTTCATTTTAGCCAACAACATAGTATTCAAATCTAATTCATTAGCCGCTTTAGCTGATACTTCATAAATAGTCTTAACCCAAATCTGCATAATTTCATGCATACTTGTTCCAAACATTGTATGAATACTATCTGTAAACTGACGTAACTTATCAATATAATTTAATTTCCATCTATGAGGACATTGTGACCACATAGAATATTGAGAATAACTAACTTTTAATTTTCCAGACAAACTACTTACCCCATTTTCCATTTTTTACGATTGTTGCCATAATACCATAGTTGGATACATCAAGAAAAGCATCTTCCATCGGTTCACCATTTACTACAGATTCTTTACCACCCATCAATAAGGTTTTCAATCTCTGAATTTTATCATTCATTCTAAACCACAATCCTATAAGTGATAAGTTTACTTCCTCTTTAGTTTTTAATTGAGAACCGACCGAAATATTACCAGGTCCATAATCATGTTGCTTGTGTAAGAACAATTCGTATTGCACTCGTTGTATGCGTCTAAACTCTGCTGTCATCTGAGGCCACTCTTGTTCCATATATGTTACAATATCACCACCATCGCCTGTTAAATACGAATTTATTTCTTTTTTTATGTTAGATTCTTTTATAACTTTTAGTTTTTTCATTTTATAATCCCATTTGTTTTAATTCTTTATTGGCATAACCATATAGAGAAACCAATTCTCTAATTTGTTCTTTTGATAACAGATTTAAATAATCTTCTGATTCTGATTTACTAATTTCGAAATATTCAGAGACTTTCTGAATGACTTGTGTATTATAAATAGTTCCCTTTTTCTTCTTAATATATTTTAAATACTGCTTACCCTTCGGTAATATACTGGAATATACAACATAAAGTTGTTTAGGGTCAAGCTTTAATTTCTGAATTTCATTAACAAAATCCGTCCACTCCATTTTCATAGAGAGAAAACGATTAATCATATAATTAGACCATTGTTTCTTCTCTGTTTCGTTTAGAGAATCCCAATAACCTTTGGTCTGTTTTGACGTAATATGATTTATATGATCAAATAGTGATTTTAATTTCATGAATTGAAACCTTTTAAATAAATAGTATATTAACTATCCAAATACTATAATTATTTTTTAAGTATAACAATATTAATTTCACAGTAATATGTGTGAAATTTTTAATTTAAATGAATGTGGATTTAATTATTATTAATAATTAAATTTAAAATTATAACTTATCCGATATCCAATCATTCGCGACAGTTAGTTTTTCTGCCGAAGTAAATTCTACTGGATCCTCTCCAGGATATGTAATATCACTACTGGACACGTGGGCCTTGAAATCATCACTTGAAACTACCACAACATCACCCGGCACATCTGTATCAAGTGCACTTCCATATAAAAAAGACCCCGATGGGAAATATCCACCATCTATTACATATGATGGTATGGTAGAACCACTTGGTGAATTATCTTGAAGTTCATATTTTACAATTACAGTTGCCATTGTGGTCTCCTATTTAATTCCATTTTTTAATTGTTTTTTATTTTCCGACGGATTCTCTAACAAATCTTCTGTTTTACCATATAATCCACTATTTAATCCAATCAAACCTTCTCGTAAACCTTTTAATTGTTCGGCCTCAAGTGCTATTCTATCAATATCAAGTAATCCACTCTCATTCAACATCGAAACTTGAAATTTTTCATTCAAAACGGGCCTTTCTTCAATATGTTGAATAGTTTCCCAAACACCCTTAGAGATTCCAGTAATTCTAGCTTTGGCCTCCCATAGTGCCTGATTTTCTATATTCCATTTCCAATATTTGGGCATTTCTTCCTGATATTGTTCATTAGTTGGGACGATCCCATCATTCATTTCTATCAATTTGACTCTCATTTTTTCAAAATTATTACACATAGATAATTTATTTTGAAGTGCAACCTCATCAATAAATCTTTTGTTTTTTAAAGTTAATATCCATAAATCTGTATATTTTTCTTCAAACTCACCGTTAGCACCAGTACGAACTATTATTTTTTTCTCTCCCCGTTGGAATGCCTCTCCATATTCTTTTATAAGTCTACTCGATTCCTCTATGTCAGTACAAAATCTAATTGCTTCACTCAGAGAGAATACATACTGTCGCATCATAAAATGGAAATTATGTGCTATGAACTGTCCCTCTTTCATCACCGTAAATTTCTCTACATCGAAATCCGATTTCAACTGTCCCATCTCTATAAACTGTGAATATAAATCTTCCATTTGTCCTTGATGGGATGCTCGAATTTCATCCAATTTAGTAATATCATATTTTTTCTTCATTATTATTGTTACCTTTATTTATTTAATCAATTATATCCAGTTTCGGATTCTGCCACCGCACCACCACTTCGATTGCCAATTAAATCACCTTTATCTGTACCATTTCCGGAAGTGGTTGTGTTGTTAGTATATTCTATTATATTATAGTTACTGCTGGTATTATTGTTATATCCACCCATAAAATGTGTATAACCGTTATCACCTGAACCACCTGAGAGATAATATCTCCCCACAGTTAAATCACCCTTATCCGATGCATTTACAGTTGCAGTGGTATCTACTATATAATCCGTGACGTTTTGTGTTGCACCAGCCGAGGATTTATATCCACCAGCGTGAAAAATATATGTAGTTCCACCACCCCCACCATCACCATTCGCATACCGGCCTGTGGTTAAATCTCCCCTATCCGATGCTTCAGGGTCACCGTCGCCTGGGTTAGTTTTACAGTGTGTGATATAGTTCACTTCATTTCCTGAACTTGCCCTTCCACCGGCACCGAATGAATAATTACTATCTCGACTATTTCCCATTCCGGCCGGATCCCTAAGTGACCAAGGATAATCCTGGGCATCCGATGCATTACCAGATGCACTCCCCATATTGATATAATCGATTACATTTGTGGGTGGAGATCCAACATAACAAAATCCATACGTAGCTCCTTGTCCAGACATAGTCCCCCGTCTAGACACCGTTAAATCTCCACCATCTGTTGCATTACCAGATACCGTAGTGGCAGTAGAATATTGAATAGCATTAGTATTACCGCCGTTATATCCACCAAGAACAAATTTATAACTTGCACCACACACACCAGTGGTAAATGCTATTGATTGTGCCAAATCCGATGTATCGGTAGCGTTTGTTGCACCACTATCCCCATCAAAATATTGAATCGTGTTGGTTCTGGTACCATTCGATCCTGCATTCGATCTACCGCCCATATACCAAAGGTATGCACCCGCACCCTTATTATGGGTTAATACTCCATTTGCAAAAAATGTAAAGTTTTTGTCTAGAGAAAAAATATAAGTCTGGAATTCTTCTTTTTTAACTTCAAGTTCACCTGTTTTCTCGTTTATTGATTTCTCAACTTTCGGTGAAATTACATTTATTTCAGTGATGGTTTCTTCTACTAAGTCATCACCATTCAATTTAAAAATAGTATCACCGATTTTCAATTTGTCGACAGGCATATTATATCTAGATAATGTCAAATGTGGCTTAAACGAACACCACCCAACATTTTTAACATAATGTGGATGATCAAAGGTATTGGTGACCGAAGTGTTGTCTGAAAATAATATTCTCACAATATCATCATGTAGTGGTTGAATTAACGATTTAACGGTAGATTCTTCAATTTTTTCATAATGTTCATTCCACGATTTTACCACGTCCCCCACAACTACATCTTCTATATTTTTTTCTTCACCATCATGCATAGTTACCTTAGTACCTGCAATAAAACACCATGCTCCCAGACTCACGTTATGGACAAAATAATTATTTCCAAAATAATTATCATAATTATTTACATCAATTCCATACGTTTTGGCTGCCTCATTAACAACCTCTACATCACGAATTTCTTCAATCTCATAATTATTCTTTAAAATGACATCCCCAACTTCAATCTCTGATGCTGGTTTAAATTTCCAAGAATTCTTATGTAATACACATAAATTTGCACTTTTCGTAAGACGATTCCCATTAATAACAACATACCCATAAGTTATTTTCCCCACCACTCCACGAGCCGTAGATTCCAACTGTTTTACGGTTGATAAATTAATTTGATCAGAAACCCACTTCTTCCAAACTTTATTTTTCTGTAGTGATTTTATATCATAACTCAACAATTTATCCCCTGGTAAAATATTTTGTATTTTTTTAGTAGAACCATCGGATAATAATATATCAGTATCTTTTAGAAAACTATTCCCATATGTATCATACTGTTGATATTCAGTTTCCGATATCTTCTCATAAAATTTAGCACTAACGAATGGTTCAGTATTAAGTGGGATAGCGGTGGTGGGTGTTATTAATGAGAGTCCACGTAACTCTATATTATAATTCTCAAATTCATCAAGTTGGTCCGAAACTATAAAATTTTCTAAATATTGATTTTTATTCAACTCACTTTTATATGTATCGGTGAACTCCAATCCCATTGTTCTATCAATTGTGGAATTTTTAATCACATAGTTTGGGAAAATATCATTTAGGAATACTGTATTATCGATTGTTAATCTACTGAGTTCATTTTCCTTTAAGAAGGTCAAAAATGATTTTTTATTTGCGGCAAATCCATCAATTTTAGACTCTGGATCAAACGAAAATCGTAATAAAAATGTATCATTATCAAAATTGATAGTTGAATTATCTTGAGTCACTTCCAACCCAATATTAAAAGTTTTTAATTTATCTTCTAATATAGACATAAAATCAGTTGAAGGATTTTCTTTATCTTTTACTGGAATGTCATACATTTTGCTAACCAAGGCAATAACTTTATTATATTTATTTTGAACGAAGAAATCTACCAATGTATCAAAATTAAAATATGGAATGTATTCTTTATAAATTCCAATATGAGTATTCAATTCTAATATTTTTAAATTATCATTTTGAGGAATGAAATCATATGCAACTAATACTCCCTCATGTTTCTTATTTTGCCAATAAGAATGTCCAGTAAATAATTCCGAAATGTTTATTATTTCATCATTTAATTTGGAAGTATATGTTTTTTTATTATATTTTAATCTGTTGTTCATATTAATTTGCAACTCCAATATTTACGTTAAATGAAATGTTATCCCCTAAATCTAATATAGTCTAAACTTTATCACATCTATAAATATGTATTTATCAAGTTTTACATTAAATATTTGCAACTATAGAATCACAATCTGTATTGGAGTTTTCAAATAAAATTTTAAATTTATCAGTTGATATTTTAATGTTTGGTGTATCAAAATCATGAATATATATATTATTGTTATCAAATCCTACAACCGGTACATAATGTAATCCCCGGTTTGGGAAATTTAATAGACAAATTATTGGGATACCAGAATTAATCCAACTTTTAATAGAACTAATAGTTACTTTCTTAACAATCAAATTTAAATTTAATTTTTCAATATCAATTAAATTTTTATCCAATATACTCTTATATCGGGGTGATATATCAAAATTCAACACATTGGTTTTAGAATATAAAGTTGAGGAAAGTCCATACATATGTAATAATAATAATATTTCTGTAGATAATAATGGTCTATCCTCAAGTACTCCCAATCGATGTCTCATCTCATCAACCCCCGCAACTATATCAAAATATTCCAATATCATTTTTACCGAAAAAAATCCACATTCATTTAAATTAGTTTGAGTATAATATGGAACAATTAGATTCATCTGTCCACCCACCCACATCGTGTAAACAATGAATATCCTGCAACATTCCAATCATCAACTTTACAGTAAATTTCTTTTATGTTTTTTCTAAATGTTAAATTCATCATACTATGAACCAACCCAGACCCAATTCCATTTCCCCTATGATCCCCATGAACATATAAATTACAAAGTTCCTTAATTACAGGATTATACCAAACCCATCCAAATATTTTATCATTATTCGCTATTACGTTAAAATCCCATTTGTCATTTATTCTATAAATTGCATCATCAACATCCCACATTTCTTTCCAGTTCAATTCTGTCTGAAACTCATCAATGGCATATTGTAAATTTTCCACATTTAGTGTACTGACATTTAATATATTTAATTTCACATCCACTGGAGTATATTGTGAAAAGTTATAACATAAATTATACATTTAAATTACATTTCATATTTATATTTAAACTCTTTTATATCATTATTTGCTAAAGCATAGACCTTATCAATACTCACATCATCATAATAATAACTATAATGTTTTCTATCAATTGAATTTTCCACATTTAAATTCCCATTAAAAATACTATTAAAATCAGATTGGATAGTTTCATATTTACCTACAAAATCCAGTTCCGATGTACCAAAATCAACCTGTTGAAGTGTTCTATATGGAAAATTATCTAACCAACTTTTAAATTCATATTTTTTTGCAACTAAAGTGGTCAATCTATCTGGAAACATTTCCTGGTATGTTTTTGATTTATTATAAAAATATAATGACACAAATCTATCCCAGGGATTTCTTACAAAAGTAAATTTAAAATACTCTTTATAGATAGTATCCAACTTCCTAATATGCCTATGGTAATCTAAAGGTGATGGTGGGGAGTTAACTATCTTATCATGGAGATTTAAACAAGATTTAATACTTGTCCCACCGGTTCTTGGAATATGAATAAAAATAATTTTTTTAGTTTCATCTATATACACTAATTTGGATCCAACCCACTACCTTCTAACAATGATTTTGGTACTTGTCCACAATTTCCACAACTATAAACTTGAATTGGCACTAGTCCTTCTTGACCTGTTGGTGATAAAATTGCAGAAACTCTTTTAATCACAAATGAAGTAATAAAAAGATAATTTCCACAATCATCACACTTTATAGTATCTGCTTTAGATAAATCTACAGTTTTTTTAGGTTTATGTAGAGGTTTCATTGGTTTAGTACTCATTTTTCTAACTCCTTTAATGTAACGGTAGCAACACCATGTTTCTGTACCACTAATGTAGTACACTTTTGAGCAAATTCAATTGCTTCATATATACTACCTGTATCTAAATAACCTCTAACTAATCCTGCCAAAAATGTATCCCCCGCTCCACTCACATCCTTTACAGGAACTTCTTTTACTGGAAATTCTTTTCCCTTATATCTACATCCTTTACTACCCAATGTAACAATAAGTTTTTCTTTAAATTCCTCATCAGATAATAATATATGATTTTTTATATATTCTAACTCATTTATCTTAATATAATCTGCATCCTTAATCCATTGACCAAGTTTCTTTTTAGTATCAATAAATACATTCTTATTATTTTCACAAATATGTTGAATATCTTCTTCTTCTAAAAACCCTTTATTATAATCTGAAATAATAATAGCATCATAATAATTTTCAGTATTTGAACCAAATCCAAATGGAGGTCTTTCAAATTTATTCTTTATAATTCCTTTTAATAAAGTTTCTTCAATTCTTTCACAATAATCATGTTCATCTACTCTTAAAACCATTTGACTGGAACGGTTTTCTACAAATCTTTTTTTAATAATACTATTTTTATTTGTTACAGTATGGATGTACATATCTAATGACTCAACATTATCTGCAACATTTTTTGCCATACCACCATTTGATTCTTCGTGTGTTGGTTTAAAAACTGGTACTGGTGCTTCAGGACTTATTCTTTCTATATCACCATATATAAAAACATCCTTACAACAATCACCTATAACTAAAACATTCATATTAATCCTTTAATAAATCTGTCATATTAGTTCCCATAAATCTATCTTGCCAATATGACTTTTTAACATTCTCATTTAATATTCTCACAAAATCATTATAATTTAGATGACTCTCCTTCCAAACCGCCTTCCTTTCATATTCTTCATCTGTATACGTTCCCCAATTTGTAATCTTAGAAAAATAAACATAAATACTCTTATTTCCACTTTCTTTTACTAATTTATCTCTAAGTTTTATCAACTTTGGTATTTCTTTATAATTTGTATCTTGAACTACCATACTCATTCCAAACCAAGGAACTTCTTTTGGAATAAATTTTAAATTCTCCATTAATTGATCCCAATCTCCACCTCTCCGTACTTTACCATAAGTATTTTTAGTTGCTGCATCAATAGATACTTCTGCATCAGTAACTAATCCATGAAGGTCTGACATTTTATTCCAAATTTCTTTTGTCCACTTTACTCCATTAGTATGAAGTCTAATTGTTTTAACACTTGGAAAATCTTTTCTTTTAAAATTCAATAAAAATTTTCTCAATGTTGCACTTCCAAATGGATCTCCAGTTCCAGTAATATACAACTTTCTTGTTCCTTCTTGAATTACTTTAATCACAGAATTTTGTATTTTTTCAATTAACTCAAATTCTTTTCCTCTTGGTGTTATCAATTCAATCCTGCAAGATGGACAAGATAAATTACAACTTCTATCATAATCCATTTTCATAACATCTGGAGCCAACTTTAATTTTGTTAATTGATTTTCTATTATATTACGATGGTATTCACCTCTTTCTTCATACAACAATTCTATATCTTTCATCTTTCTAACTGCCGGTGCACCCTCTATAGAACCTACATTCGGTTTACTATGTACATTTTGTAAATGTGGACATAAATTTTCATTACAATATTTAAATGAACCATCTAAAATAGATTTTCTAAACTCTTGAGCCTTTTCACCATTCCAAATATCTTTCCATTTATCTTTATAAATATTCCCAAAATCATATCCTGCTGGATTAGTATCATCTTTCAACCAACCAGGACAACAAGGATAAACATCTCCATTTACATTTGGACTACTCTTTGGTTCTCCAGTATGACCTATTTCAGCCCACCCACCCATTGCAATAGAACAATATAATTTATCATTAAAATTCATTAAATTATTTCATCAATCATCCCATACTCCAAACATTTCTCTGCATCCCACAATAAATCATGTTTCAATATCTCGTCAAGTTTCTTCATTGGAACTTTTGTATATTCTTTATACACCCTTTTAATCGTTTTCATCATTAAATCAAGATTCTGTTTCTCATCTTCAAATTCAGAATATTTTCCCCAAAAATTTGTAGATAACTGATGAATCAACATATAAGAATTTCTACTCATATATCTTTTATTACCAACTACCGAAAGAAATGTGGCTGCACTTGCACAGAATCCATCTACATAAGTATGAACTGGAACTTTACACCTCAGTATAGTATCCATAGATGAAATACCAGATGTAATTGACCCACCACCAGAATTTATAAATAAATGTATAAATGGTGGTTCTATATCTAAATTGTGTCCAAGTGTTAAACTTTTAGATTGTAACTCCCCAACTTTCTTATTAAGTTCTACTGCACTGTCACGATTTACTCCTGCATAAAAATAAATTTTATTTTCATTTACAGCAATATGTTTATAATCTCCTTCACCACTACGTTTTTTACTTGGTTTTACTCGATCTTTATTTGGAATTTCTCCCCAATACTTTTCTTCTTTCATCGTATCTCCTGTAATATTTCAATTAACATTGCCATCGAGTTGATTTCTTTATCTACAACCTGACTATCTGATTGTTCATATTTTGCTATTAATAAAATAACTTCCGCAATATGACCACTACCATAACTATCTACTTCATCATATAGTAATCTAAAAAAGTCTGCAAAATCTGTAACTTTTGCATCCGCCAATATTTGCCTTATTTCAGTAAATGTCTCTTTTTTAGACTTACTAGATTTTAAAACTTCTAATATTTGTAACTTATAATCATTTAAAATAATCTCTCTCGCATCCATCCGCAAAATACCATCTACAACCTGTCTTTGTGATGTATTAATGACCTTTCTTATATCTGGATATGATCCATTAATAATTGTAGCTATATCATCCACTTCAAATTTTACATTCTCATTAGTTAATATATCAGATAAATGTATTGCTACTTCTTTCTTTGATGGTGGTACTATCTGAAATGATTGACACCGTGATTGTATTGGGTCTATAATTCTTTCTACATAATTACAAGTTAGAATAAACCTACAATGTCTACTAAATGTTTCCATTAAGTTTCTTAATGCGGCCTGTGCATTTGGTGTAATATAATCACATTCATCTAAAATAATAACTTTTAACGCCTTAAATCCTAAGGTAGATGCAAATCCTTTAATTTTATCTCTAACTACATCTACACTATTTTCATCACTTGCATTTATATAAAGATAATCACACTCTATAGAATTTGCAATAATTTTTGAAAGCGTAGTTTTTCCTGTACCAGATCTACCATAAAATAATAAATGTGGCGGGTCATTTGTTTCTATAAAAATCCTAACTTTAGATTTTAAATGTTCGTTCCCAATATAACTATCTAAAGAAGTCGGTCGATACTTTTCATTCCAAATACCGTGATGTTCTATTCCCAAAAATCAAATCCCTTTTCTGCTGTTTCTATTTTTATCTTTTCTTTTAAAACTCTAGACCTTGCTATCTTGCAATAATTTTCTGAAATTTCAAATCCAATATATTTTCTATCTAGATTTACTGATGCAACTGCTGTAGTACCACTACCCATAAATGGATCTAATACTACATCATCTTTATAAGTCATAAATTTAATAGCCTTAACAGGTATATCAAGACTAAAATTTGCTTCTGTCATACCGCGAATTTCTGCAAAATATCCCCACAACCCAGACACAACTTCCATAAATCCCTTCTTATCTTCATCTGAATCAGTCCAATAAGATTTACCTTTTTCTAGCTTTTTCCATTGGTCTTTATATCCTATCAATACACATTCTTTTGGATTATGCATATATGGTGCTGATGCAGACAACCAACTTCCCCACGCTGAATATTTTACCTTCTGTGGCGCCTTTTCATCCAAATCCGCAATTCCAGCAAATCCATATCCTATATCTTTCATCATTTGATGATATTCTGAAGATATATTTACTCTATTATGCCCTCCAAGTTTTTTCATATTAACTTCATATGGTACATTTACAGCTATCCTACCATCCGGTTTTAATACTCTGTAAACTTCCGATAACCAATCCTTTGAAAATTGCATATAATCTTCTAGTCTTAGAGTATCATTATGTACATCATACTCTATCCCGACATTATATGGTGGTGAAGTTACACAAAGATCTATAGACTCATCTAATACATGAGTTTTAAGACCTTCTATACAATCTACATTGTATATATAATTAGTCCGCACTTTGAGTCGCGACTAAATGATAAACTACGTGATAATTATCTACCTTAAATGTAATTTTGGCTAATCCTTGTGCAGAAATTTCTAATTTTCCACCACTACATTCTTTATTAGCTTGTAGAATTTTACCAAAAAGATCTGCATTAAATGATAACAAATCCATATCAGTAAACTGGTCTACATTAACTGGTATCGTAATTCTATCTGTATTTATACTTGAATATCCTAATATACAATCACACGTTTCTCTATCTTTATCTGTAACTATTGTAAATGTTTCTTTATCTGTTAAAGCATTTTTACTTGCTATAAACCTAGCCATAAAATTGCTATCAATTTTAAGGGAAAGTTGAAACTCAGGTACATTTTTCATTGCAGGTACAACTGGAATAATAGTTTTATCACTCAACATAAAATTTATACTTGCATTTGTATCTTCTACTTTAATGGATATAGCTATATCTTCCGATCTCAAAACAGTTAATTTAACATCTTCACCCAATACATTCAACATACGTGAAAGTTGTGATGTATTATAAACTCCCAATTCAACATCGTCAAATTGAAAATCATTTAATGCTAATTTACCTAAAAGGGATTTTTCTGGTGTGATAAATTCTGTCGATAAGACATTATCTTTAATTTTAAGTACTACTGATTGAACATTATCTCCCAGCGTATACTTATTAATGAATCTTTCTAAAAGTACTTTATTCATTATTTTACAACTCCTATTTATTATTTATTAATTTAAAATGGTATATATACATATATATATCATTAACCATTCTCAAACTTTAAAAAAACTTCTCTAATGTATATCTTTTATCAACTGGTTTATCCCAACTCATAGCTTGATAAAACATATCAATTTTTTTACTTAATGCTTGATTGTACATTTTGTTTACATCTATATAAATTTTTATATATTTTAAAATTTCTGGAGGGTCATCATAACCCTTATATGCTAAAACTGGCAAATTTAATGGATTTTGTTTTAAATAAATCCATTTAATCTTTTCTCCATTAGATATTTTAGGATATCTTTTTATATTATAATATTCTATCATATCATTATATGCCATAGAAGCCTTAACATGAACTGGTGTGGCTTTTTCATAATAAGTAGTAATTATTTTTCCACCTGGAACATTTACAGGCAATCCAGTCTCTCTATCCATATTACACTTAAATTTATCTATCCGTTTTACGCCAGTAGGTGAAGAAATTTCATTATAATCCATAGCCTTCATAGCTTTTCTAAACTTAAAAATCCTTTCATCAATTTTTTCTTTAGGTACTGCAACTAAAATATCATCCAGAATTTCTGATAATAAATTCTTCATAGCTACGGCAAAACTACTACGAACAGTATCCAGTCCTTTAACTTGAATTTTATTAACTTTCCTACCATCCTCATTAATAATTTTCATTCCATATCTTTTCTTTGTAATGAATAATGAACTTTTTGCAATAACCTCTTGTTTAATCTCAAAATAATGTTTATCTAAATTAAGAAATTTATCAGCAAATAAATCATAACTGCTATTCAAAAACCCCTGAATTTCATCAGCTATGTTAAGAATATGATGTGTCATAGTAGCTTCAGCGTTAGTATCAATTCCTTTATGTCTTGATTTAACCAACGGTGTGGCTGATGCAAAAATAGAATCTGTATCTATATAGATAACATAATTTTCATCCGTTGTTCCCAACTCTTTATTATAATATAGATTAACAAGTTTTTTACTAAATTTAATAAGTTCTTGTCCTGTCAAAGTAGTAGCTTCAGCATTATCTACATCATAAAACCTAAAAACAGGTAATCCCAATACTCCATATAGAGAATTTAACAAAATCTTCTGTAAATATTGTCGTCTATCATAATATTGAAATTGTTGTTCATTTCCTTCTTCATGAAATTGCTTTGCTAATTTTCTATATTCTACCCGTGTATCAAACCATTGTGACAAAATAGCAGGAATCAATCCTTCTCTATCCATTCTATATAACACTCCATTAGAACCTATAGAAACATTAGTATTATTCAAATAATTTTTTAATTCCTTTTCATCATACTTGCAAATTTCCTCTTTACCACTCATTAAAGTATATGTTTTTTTATTATCATTTTTTATAAATTCTTCGGCATTCCACCCCAAAACTTTACCAACTTTAGTTTCAGGTGATATATTTAAAGACCTAATTACAGACGGATACATAGAAGTAATATCTAAATCGTAAACCCATTCGTGTCTACCTTTTATTGGGTCTTGAACATAAGCACCAGCAAACTTATCGTCTTTACCCATCATTTGCCTACCATAAGGATTCTTGTTAGGTACTACAATATTTCTCTTTTTACAATAAGTTAAAATAGCCCCCTCTAAATAACGAGAACTCCAATAAATATCTTCATATGCGACATGACCAATATGACAAATACCTCTCGAAGTTTCAATATAATCTAACTTCTTATCTAACTCTACAACTATATGAACATCATTTAAGTTATACTTTACAAACGTTTTTCTATCATTTTCATATAAATCATTAAGTGTTCCTTCATAAGATACTTTTTTAAGACCAACCTCATTAAAACCTACATCATCTAATCTATAACTACTAACTTCATTTGGTGTAAACTTTTTATATATTCCTAAATAATCTAAAGATGCTACTCCTGCTATCTCAAATTTTTGTCTATATTCTGAATATTTAACTATTCCTATTGGTGATAACAAATTAGCTATCTCAGTACCTAATAGTTGAACTGCTCTATTATACAAATACGGAATATCAAAATTATCTGTATTCCATCCTGTAATAATTGTAGGTCTTATCTCATAATACTTACCAAAAAATGCATTTAACATCTCAACTTCTGATTTAAATCCAATTATAGTATTATTACCTTTTTTTAATACACGATTTTCTGATTCAATCTCGAGTTTATTCTCTGGATCTAAAACATAACAATAATATTCGTCTGTAAGACTATCCCATAATGCAATAGAAGTTATTTTATTTTTTGCCTTTGCGGGTGAGGGAAATCCTTCTGTAACTTCTACCTCAATATCAAAAATCATAACTTTATGACCAATAGAAGGTTCATCACTTTGAGTATAATTATCAACTAATGCCCTAGTAACCGCAGGTACATCACTTTCATATAAGTTAGAGTCATTTTTATCATATCTAAAAACCTTTTTAACTCTATTCCCATCTAATGCAATAAATTTTCCATTTTTATCTGGTAAAAAAGCATATCTCTTATTAGAAAATTTCTTATAACCTAATTTATCATCCCAAAGATGAATTGTTCTTCCATCAAAATATACGTTCTGGTACAACTATGTATTTCTCCATTTTAACATACGTTAATATACAACTAAAACCCTATACAAGTCAAGTATTTTATTCATTAATTTCGTAATACTTACAATAAACTATTGGGCATCTTCATTCAGATATTCTATGTTGCAGCTATCAGAATTACAGAATTTGTCTATTTCTGCTTCTTCACCCTCAACTCCAACAAAACTCAAATATCCAAGTTTTTTAACTTGTTTGTTATATTCTTTTTCTGTAATTGCTTCGTAAGGCATTTGTTTGTAAGCACCCCCGTTTGATCTAGGCAATAAAGATATACCTTTTAAATAATACTGAAAATAATTTAAAACGTGTGGTAGTTCATTTGCTTCCGTTTCAGGATTAAAAGTTGCCGTACAACTAACTTGGTT